AATTACGATTTCTTCAGCTTTCAGATTGATTACAACACTTCTGCATTCCAGAAAAAATCCATCATCAGCATTCCACAAATCATTTGCTGTAATTTCGTACTGTCCATCACCGGCACTACTGAATTTACCATAGCGGATCAAAACAAATTTGTTATTCTGGTTAATTTCGAGATACTGAATTTTCTCTGCTGCTTTTTCGTCAGCCAGCTTCAAAATCCAATATTCGAGGGAAGAAATTTCTTTCTCTTCTACGATGTAGGTCTTATACTCAGGCTCGCCAAACTTCTCAGTGTATCTTCTCTTGATGTCCATGACGAATCTGAATACCGGATTCCATTCGTACATCTTATCTCCCTTCCTGTGACTTATTATATCACATTTATTATAGTTGTCAATATTTATTTTATTCTACATGATTATTTTTTACAATGCTTGATAATGTAATCAAGTGTACGTGGCATATAGTCCATATACGGCAACATACAACCAACATTATAGGCATTCTTCATCTCTGGACAATCGAGGATTCCGTGTGTTATGCTTCCATCTTCATTCACATTGGCATGAACATGACCGAATAAATGATAACTTCCTCTGTGAGACTGATCCCAAACAGCAATCGGGTAGTGGCACAAAACCACAATCCTTCCTTTATCCTCAATCCTTTTCAAATCATAAACTCCCTGGAATAATTTTCTGCAATAACCATTTTTCGCCCAACTATCGTGATTACCAATAATGAGAAATCGGTTTTTGCAGTTGATTTGTTTGATAAGTTCTGCAGTCTTATCCGGTTTATACCATGAAAAATCTCCCAAAAGATACAATTCATCCTGTGGTGTGACCACTGAATTTATATTTTTGATGATCTTTTTATCCATTTCATCCAGAGTCTTAAATGGTCTGTGGTCGAAACGGCTCATGGCGTTATAATGCCCTAAATGTGCGTCTGCAAGATAATATTTGCTCATATTTCTCCTTTATCTTCCATAGGTACTTCATACAAAATTTTAAGTCCGTATGCCTTTGCTACTTCATGCTCAATTCTACAACCTCTTGCGGTTTCCCAACCTTTACAGAAGTATGCGGCATGACAAAGTGACATATTTTCGATTGATTTTGCCAAGAAGCAAACTGGAATCTGAACAACACCACGTTCTGTCATTGCTTCTTTACTGTACCATTCATCTGTGAATAAAGTATTTATCACTTCATATCCTGCTGCTTTTAATGCCATTATTGCTTTTTCTCTGGTTGCAATAATTTCTTCATCTGTTTTCCCTGCCATTGGCTGTGATAACATTGCTTTCATTCAATAGCCCTCCTTCAAAAATCCTAATCTTTTGGCACAATCAGGGCAATAATTATATCTTCCGAAAATGGTCTTTCCACATTTTCTGCACTCATGTCCCTTTGAAATTGATGTGCCATATGGTGATCCAAGCGTGATATAACACTTCTTACAAAACGTATAATTATCAGCACAATATCCGCCACATCTTTGACAATATCCCATAAATTCTCCTTCTATATAAAACGATCTGACATGCACCAAATTGGAACAATATCTAACCATTTTAAATTTCTATCTGCTAAAAGTCTGTAAATTGCTATTCCATATCCATTTAAAGGAATGATGACCTGTTTTGCATTGTGTTTTTTAGACATTATTTCGATATATGCCGCCGCTTCTTCAATACTTTCTCTACAACGTTTTATATATCCTTTTTCTGCATTTGGCACAATAGCTATAATTGCTGTATTGTGTGCATCAGCGTCAACATAAATAATTGGATCTGAATTTGTACCAAGAATCTCTCTTTTCTTGATGCGTTCCAATTTTTCTTGTTCTTCTGCTTTCTCCACTTCACATTGTTCTTTAAACCACTGTATTTGATCCTGTGTTGGTGGAGTTTTTCTATGTACACAGTTTGCATTGCATCCGATGCATGGATTTTTGCCGTCTTTGACTAACAGCCACACCATTGTCCCATCCAATTTACATCCAGGCGGCACATAACCCTGCGTAATGCACATCTTTAATAAATCTGTCATACTAATATCCTTTCGTCTATTTTACTCACATATATCTGCAATATGCAGACATAACTTTTCTGGAATTACACTACGTTCCACTGCACCTTTTAAACCTTGTGTTCCAGTTTTGCTTCCTCTTGGGGCTGGCTGATGGCAAGGATCACCATTATGACACATTGGTTTAAACTGCGGATTTGGATGGTTAGTCCATATATCCGTTGGCTTCATTCTGGTATCTCCGTATTGACAATATGTAACGGTATACCGTGGTAAGTCCTTCATAAATATCATTTTTCGCAAACCACCTCTGGGATTTTCAATAAACCAATACTTCGGCTGTAATTCACGAATAAGTTCAATCGTATGCTGTACAAGATTATCTGACAGCTTTGCAAAATCACTCACAGGATCTAAATTACCAGTAATGGGATTTTTCTCTCTGTGATGTGAAATTGCAGCTATTGAATAACTTGTGCATGGTGGACTCGCCCAGATCACATCCGGTTTGCCAAATTTCTCAATAATATCCTGAGCTGTCACTTCCATAATGTCAGCATACCAATCAATATTTTGATTTGGCACTCTGAAATCCCACAACCATAGGTGTTTTGAAAAGGAGATATTGAAAAATGAAGTGTTTAGACTTATTCAGTGGAACACGTAGCATTGCAAAAGCCTTTAACCAACGAGGTTTCGAGACTTTTACAATCGAATTAGACAAACAACATAAAAATATTGTTTTATCCTACATTACAACAAATATTCTGGATAAAAGTCATACAGATAATCACCAAAATCGACCTCTTCACCTGGGGGAATAGTTTCCTTCTTATGTTCTACCCATTCTTTACCAGCTTTTGTTGTTAGAAAATTTTGATATTCTGAAAATAATTTTTCTTCAAATTCCTTCATTATGCCATAAAATATCCTTTCTCTAAATTATGTATAAATTCAGATTCTTTCCAGATCATTTCATATTGCCCCAAATGACCATAACAATCTGCTAAGAGCTTTACTTTAAATACCCTTTCCTCAATAGTAAAATACGGCTCTGTTTTTCGCATGGATTCTATATACGCATCCGTCACATCCTCTGTGGATTCAATGTTCACAATCAGATGTTCTAATAAATTCATGTGTTTACCTCCGTCTTAGAGCTGTAATATTCACACTCTTTGATGACATCACACATGATATATTCTGCCACTACTTCCAGACCACGCATTGATTGTATATGCTGACAAATAGGCACACCATCATATCTGTGTTCCTGATAAAAACAGCCATCACATATTTTACCCATTACTCTGTTTCACTCCATTTAAAAATTTTCTTACCGGCTGCAGACCTCTGAAAATGTCTTTTGCTCTGTTCTCTTCCTGTCGCTTAAACTGCTCAACTTCTCCTACATCATCTTTTGTAGGGCGGTAATATCCAGATCCATTCTGAATATTTACGATTACTTCTCTTTTTCTGGCAGTATTGATAAGATCACGCATTACTCTGTCAGAACATCCGACTTTCATTGCCAGCTCTGCTCTTCCAATAGCGTTTTTCCTTCCAAACGGAATATATTTTACAATGTCAACTTCCATTTATATTACCTCGTATATTTATTCTATACTACTTATTTGAGTAATATATATTATACAAGTTTCTCGATCGACTGTCGGTGTCCAGAAATTCTCTTCTCCATAGCTCTGCAATACTTCTCTTCGGACTCCATCGCAATGTAATTCCGGCTTGTATTGATTGCAGCTATACAGGTAGTTCCACTTCCAGCACAGCTATCAAGAACTGTATCACCTTTGTTTGTGTAGGACTTAATAAGCCACTCACATAATTCAACTGGTTTTTCTGTTGGGTGTGTTACAACTGAAGGATGTGGTTTCTGGAATCTTAGAATACTTGTGGGGTGCTTCCATTCTCCTAGTTCTTCTCGATTATCCACAAACTCATATTTTCCATAATTATTGTTGTCACACGCTTTCTTCTTGCCTTTACTATGGTTCATTGCTCCCAGAACTTTTTGAGGATTATACACTGGTGGCTTCTTATAAAAGATACACACCTCTTCATGTACTCTCAAAGGCTGTCTATTCGCATTAAGAAATCCAGTGGAAAGCACCTTATCCCACACAAGATTATACTTCCATAATTTCTCCTGACTTTTCATCAAATCAGCCATGAACATTCCATCTGCGAAAATTGCAATGCAACCGTTAGTTTTAATGATTCTCAAATATTGTTCCCACATCTTGTCAAGTGGAATAATTGAGTCCCATTTATTATGTGTTCGCTCATATGGAGGATCTACCAGAATCATGTCAATGCTTTCATCTGGAATATCCTTCATAAGCTCCAAGCAATCTCCTTTATATACTTTGTTTAACTCCATTTCTGCTCCTAATGATAGTTTCATCTAGTGGCTTAAAACCACGATGAACACGCATTTTCAAAAATAGGGCAATCACTTAATACAATGTTTTGAAGCCTGAAATACGACAACCATCGTTCCTAAATAAAACTATCATTTTATCTTTAATTTATTTTATTCTACTACTGACAAATATCATTTTCCTTTGAAAATTTCTTTTTAAGATACTCCACAAACCTCTGGTCTTTGATGTTTGAACGGACTGTACTTTTGAGAATTTCTGGAATATCAAGTAATGTGCCAGTCCATAACACAGTACCACCATCTTTAGAATATACTTCCATTGTTCCGTCAAGTTTTCTCATTACATTTCCACCATTGTATTTTTTCATGGATTCCAGACAAAACTCAACTTCATAGAAATAGAACATATCCGTGTCGATTAAATCCCATGATCCCCAAGTAAACAATTCAATGTTGCAGAATTTTTCTGTGATTCTAACCTGTTTCATTTGATTCCTTTCCTTTTAATAATCCGTTAAAATTGCAACACTTCTTATACACTTGAAAAATCCTATTCTCCAAATATATTTATCTTCAATGTTGCTATACAATTTACCAAATTTTTTAATGGCATTTTTCTTTGTACAGGCAAATGTAATTGCTACATCGTCTGTAAAATTGTGATCATGCATTTGATCTGCTTTTGCATAACACCACAGAAACATTTAATCTGCCTCGCTGCTGTTCTTGAAATAAATTGATACTACACATCCATCATCAGTATCGGATTTTTCGTATCTATCGTATTTGTATTTGCTTCCGACACCAATCTTCAGGCTTTCACATTCCCATTCGGAGGCTTCAACTGTAATTTTAGGATATGCTTTACCGCAACCAGCCAGCATAGATGAAGCTATGAAAGAACATCCAATCAGTGCAAAAATTCTCTTCTTCATTATTTGTACCCCTCTATTGTTTTTAAAGCTATACCCTGGTCAAGAGCTTTTCCCCAGTCTATTGTCTTTCGTTCCTCTTCATCGAAAATCTGAAGATATGCCCGATACATCATTTTTGCAATAATGTCTGGCTCTACTCTACCAACAGAACCACCAAATGCCGGGATAACCACTGATTTGCAATTCTTGTTAATTGCCTCCATAAGTGTTGTTCTCATGCACTGATATATGATTGTCGGATCTTTTATTGCCGATGGTGTTCGCATCGTTGGTGTATGTATAAGCAAAACATTACGGCGTGGGATTTTAAAAGAAATACTTGTTCCTACAGGTTGTTCTCCATAAAACTGCTGAATGATCTTTTTCTGCACCATTAACTGTAATTCTTTACCGAAATACTTAGTAAGTGCGCCATCATAACCGCCATCCATTAAACCGTAGGCATTTGCAGGAGAAACTACTGCATCAATATCTAACTCATGTTTTTCCATAAAAGTCCCGAAATCGCTCCATACAAATTTTACAGGAGCAACTTCATCAAATATTGGATGGAAATGTCGCTTCCATGCATCTACCATATTCTTATTAAAGTCCAAAAGACAAATCTGCATTATATCCTTCCTTTCTGTATATTCTTCAATATATTCAAACAGATATGGTATTCCATGCTGATATGGATAGATAACAAAACCTGTACTATATCCTATAACTGGATGTCCACCGTTTTTCTTCTTGATAATGGCTTTTGTTGCTTTTTTAAACAAATTCAAAAGCCTTGTCGGTTCATATCTACACGTATTTTCAATTAACCTGAAAGTATACGATCTTTCCGTTTCAGTGACTTTCAGTATCACATGTCCACCACCAGGAATACCGTCATCTGTGTATCTGTAAAATCCATTTTTCATGCGCCTATAAACCTCATGTTAAAATATTCTGCCGCCACATCTGGATATTCTTTTTCAAATTCTCTCAGATACCTTGTGGCTGAATGATTTTCTCCACAACTGCCGCAGAACTCTCTGAATGATTTTGTTTTAAAGAAACTTACCTGATTACACCATCTTGCCACAGTGACATAAATACCTCTGTGTGGTGAAAGCTCATAATCTTTATACCTCATAATATATGGAATACACTTATATTTCATAAGAATCCGTATTCTCTCGAACATATCAATAATATCTTGTTTCCAAAATTCATCAGAATACGTTCCTGGATTGTCGTGATTAAATCCACAGAAGAGGTAAAATCTACACTGACGGGATGTGAAATCTCGGATCATTTTCAGCTTCTTTTCTATGATTGGTCGATCTTTTATATTGTCAAAAGCAAATGTATAATCACCATAGTAATTTGCCTTATTGAATAAGTAGTCGCATTTTTCTTCAGTAAGCAACCGTTCGTCCATTCCCTGTTTAAACTGAAACTTATGCCCTGTGGCAATCAGTTCATCAAAGATGCTTTTCCAGTCTTTGCAAGCAAAAATGTTATCATCCAGTAAACAAATATATTTTCTTGAAGGATCAAAAAATTCTTCAATTTTACTATGCACAGAGGCTTTTGTGTAATTTTGGTTCACACAGAATTTGCACTGCCTGATACAACCTCTAGTCATAAATCCAATGCTCATATCTGTATATTCTTTGAATTTTCGTATGTCCGTTCCATTTCTTACTTGCTCTTTTACATATTCATCATACAGATGATAGTCTGGAAAAATATGCTCAACTGCTTCTGGTAATTTTGGGGCTTTATCATAATAGAACCCTGTACCGCCATATTCCACATTATTCATCTTTAAAATTTCTTCAGGCACAACTGTATCTGTAAACACTTTGGAAATTAGTATTTTATAAGACGGAGGATTTTGGCTTAAAACATGAATATTGCGATAATTGATGCCGATTTGGGGTGGCGAAAGAGACACCGTTTTCCAAATCTGGCATGTATGAAGCTGTCAGCATACTACAAAATGACAGGAAACAACGTAGTTCTTGAAAAGAATTACGACAAATTGCACAACTATGATAAAATACTAATTTTGTTTTCGTCAAATGGTTTTACTTCAATAAATCCACGGTACCTTTTCAACCAATTCACTGCGTCTTTTTTAGACGGGAAAGACATTGGTACAACAGTCTTTCTAATTAAGTCCATCCATTTGTATCGTGATGGGTATTCTCTTCTGGTGCTTTTAAGCGTGCAATCGGTAAGCATCATAATACTGTGTTTCACTTCCGGTACTTTTGTTTCAAGATTTGTCTTGTAATAAGTTACTTTATAAGTCTCTGGTAAATCTTCATCTACCGACTGGTCAGAACTACACTGTTTATCAACAGAATATAAATCCAGCTTACCGGTAACTGGATCAATCTTTTCTGCATCCATCGGTTTAAAAGCAATTACAGCCCACTGTGGAACTCCAAGAAATTCTGTAGATTCATCGACAATGTTGAAGAAGTCCTTATCATTCTCAAATCCATAATCCTGTGCTGTTTTTACCAATTCTTTCATCTTTTCAGTATTTTCTACTTCTAAGACAATTTTGGTAAAATCTCCGGCAATCCACTGAGCATACAGCTCTTTGTCAATTCGTGCTGTCGGTTTAATCAGATAATCGTTGTAAGTTTCATTCGATGTAGCAACATTATGTTTGAACCATTTACAGAAATATGCGACTGATCCATGTGCTACCATTGCTCCTAATTTTCCAGGACTCATATTCAGCCCTTTATTTGCTACAATAACCTGTTTATACATTTATGTTTCCTTTCCAATATTTTTATAATATTCAGTGTTTCTACATTCTTTTTGTTTATCCTTCAAATTCTGCTCTGCCTTTTCAAGTTCTTCTCTGAGTGTCTGCAATTTTCCCGTAATCGCCGGATTTACTTCTTTTCGCTCTGGGTATCTGAACATCTCATTGGTTATGTTAAATGCCGCCACCAGAGAACTTGCAAATCGTTCCGCATTCTCATAATTCTTAATCTGCTTTTTCAGTGATTTAACTGTAAGCCGTTCTGAGATACAGTAACTATTTATGTATCGGCGTTTCTTTTTGGCGATTTCATTTTTACGCTGTTTTTCTTGCTTTTCTTTCCACAGACGATCCTCATATTCTTCTCTTGCTGCAATACTTGCATAAACTGAAGAAATGTAATCTTCCACATCTTCCTCTCCATCCCATCCAGCACACGGAGGTTCAATAGGAATCCCACCAGCCCCAGAAGTCCAACCACCAGGGCAAAGTCCTTCATCTTTTAAAGGACATTCACTGCAATCTTCTATATCTCCAAGTCTCATTATGTATGTATCCTTTATTTTATTCTACTTATGTAAAAAAATTAAAACTCCATTCGCATGATTAAATTTTCTACATCTTTCTTAACAGCCAATTCAGCAACTTTGTATTTTGTATTGATGTCATTGATGGTTTCCTGGTAATCAGCACTCAGCTTTTCAATCTCATTGATTGTTGCTTTAAGTTCGTTGATCTGGGCATTATTGTCAGCAATGATTTCCTGATATGCTTTCTTTTCGCCGTCTACCTGCTGCTTTACTTCTGCAAGTGCCACTTTATCCTCTTCCATCCTTTTCATAACACCTTCAATAAACTGCTTGTTGAACTCTTCGCCAATGCCAAAGTTTACCTTGTATATAGTGATTACTGTTTTGTTGAGAAGATCTGTAAGAATAACCCATGTTCCGGAAAGATATACGTTTACAGGGCGTTCATCTTTAGCCCCCACTTTTCCAGTATAGATGTGCTGTGAAAATTCAATCATAGAGTTAATGTCCTCTGTGATTTTTTCCTTGTTTGTCTGAACGTATGTGTTAATATCAATGGTTGTATCTCGGTTTGCGATTCTTTTAGCATATCGTTCCATTGCGTGATTTGAAATTGCTAACTGCTCCATTTCTTTAGTTTCCTTTCTTTTTGTTTTGGTCGGCTATGTCAATGGTTTGCTGACAGAATCCTATTGCCTGATTTCTTACGATTTCAAAGTTGTCAGGAGTCATGGTTTTTAATGTCTGTACTACTTTGGTTGCATTTACTTTACAACCGAATATAACACCTCTATCATAACCTTCTTTGACAAGTCGCTTCAGCTCCTTGTCATCAATAAGTAATTTATCATTACCAACTCTTATCATGTTTATCACCTATATTTATTTTTTACTTCTTTTTTATATTATACCAAAATTTGATGCTTGTCAAGTAATATTTGCATTTATTTTATCCTACTTATTTTATAAAAAGCTCATTTCAAAATACTTTTCAGTAATTCCAAAATGAGCCTATTTATACTATGTCCTATTCTGTTTTCCTCTCCATAAGCATTTGTCATTGTTCAGATTTATGCGTTGATAGTGTTCATCACATTTCCGACATAAACCGATTTCTTTGTCCCACGGTATCAAGTTTATTCTTCTTCCGCAACAATCACAATATTTACCACTATCCATCTGCCTAAGAAGCCTCACTTCTGCACGCTGTTCTCTATCTCCTGTCGCAATAATAGCTTTATGTTGATGATCTATGTCATATTCATCACCAGACCTATTCCATAAAGGTGCAATATTCCAGGGAAATATAGACTTATAGAGTCCGGCAACTACAAGGTTTTGAACATCACCGATGTTTCTTCTGCTGAATATCCGATTATCCGTCAGATCAATATTGCTTTTCATTTCTTTTTACCGGTAAGGAATGTTTTGATATTGGCAAAAAGTCCACGTTTTTTAGGTTTTGCTTCTATGACAGATACAATAAAGTTACCATTTATTTCTGATAGACTGGATAACTGCTCTCGCAGTTCTTCAATATCTTTTGGTGTTGAAATTGTTTTTACAATATTCCGTTTCCCGGCTTTCTCCGTTTCATTTACCATCTTGTCAAGTGTCAGATCACAGTATTCATCCTCCCAATCGCCAAGATAATAGAATCTGTCAATAACTGTTCGATTACTCGGATTCTGAAAAGTCCCGAATAGAATAGGATCTTTTTCTCTTCTTTCTTTTTCAACCTGGCGTTCTACTTTGCCGGTATAATCTGTAAATACAACATATAACTGATCGAACTTGTCTTTAACTGCAGCAACTACTTCTACAATTTCATCCGGAATTTCACGCTCATAGTTTTCCAGTTCAATAATCTTCACGGTATCTTTCGCCACTGAATCAATATATTCTTCAATATCATCACGGTAAATGAATGTATTGATTCCCATTTTGACAATCTCACGTTCTTTTTCGATGCACTCCAAATGGAACATGAGCTTACGCATACCTTTCTGCTGCCCGGTAATCTTGTATTTGTTCAGCAAGTCAAGGCAGTTGTCATATACCTTTACAAGCTCTGCATCTGTAATGTGATGTTTTCTGTCCTTTATTTCTTCAAAATACTGTTGTGGCGTTAATTCTGATCCGGTGTTCTCTTCTGTTTTCTTTAATTCGTCCATTATTGTTCCTCCGTATCTTTATTTTCTTCTACTGCAATCCAGTCATTTCTTGCAATAAAATCAAATGTATATCCTACATCTTTCGTGTCTCGAATATCCATTTCTGTCCCGTCTTTGCAATGAATCATAATTGTGTTACGATCATCAGACCAATACCAGTAACCGCCCCACTCAGGTAACTTGATTTTCTTACCTTTACGCAAATATCCGTATGCTTCGTTAAACTCCATACTGTCCCACGCTGGATTACTGCCATTATGCGACAGCATATCTTCAATGGTATATCGCATTTTCGTACAAGCACATGCCTCCGCATTATGAATCTGCATAACCATTATATTTCCTTTTTCCATCGCTTTCATGGAAAACTCAGTACGAAGTTCTTCTTCTTTGTTTACGAACTCTAATAATTTTTCGAGTTTTTCTTTTGCTGAAAACGCCATATTATTTCCCTCCTATTAAAATTGCCACATTGTAATCAACATAATATGTATCTGTGCCACGCTGTTTCTCGCACCACTTATCAAGCATATTCTGCAGTTCTTTACAGTCACGATCATCAATCTGTTCCCTTGTCTCTTCGTGTAATTCCTCACATGATGACTCAATAATACTGCACGCATCCATTGAAATTCTTGATACAGTAGTACCCCAGACGTATTTTGGCATAGCAATGTCGTTTTCTTTACAGTAATCTTCCAATTCCTCAATATCAGAGAAATATCCTTCATTGTATCTGTATATTTCACTATACATATATTCACATGAAGATTCTGGCACAGTATCAAGAGTATAGTGTTTTGCCTTATCAAACTTTTCTTTTTCTCTGGTAGCTTCTCTTTTCGCTCGGCAAGAATCGCACACGGAATAATATGAATTGTGCGGAATTTCACAGCCACAGTCATCACATTTCTTTGGCATACAGCATTTTTCGGCATACTCTTTACTGATAAATGCAGCTCCACATTTTGAACATTTATATGCAACTATTTCTATGGCATTCATAATGAATAGTCCTCCATACCTAAAGCATAAACCGCCAGTTCATCAAGTTGTTCGTCTGTGACTTCTTCAAAATCATTGATTGTGACTGTGCCTACATCAAATCCAGATTTATCTCTCGTAAGATTGTAGAAATAAGTACCATCAGAATTATTCATTCCGAAAAATGTTCTCAGCTTTTTGATAAATACCTGTTTCACAATTTGAGCATGATAGCACTGTAAAGGTTTTGATTCCCTAATGTATTTCGGTGTTTCTTCAAGCATTGCAAGCGTATGTTTGTAGTAGAAATAGAGGTCACTGTTAAGGACTTCACCAAATTCCATATAACGGATAATCATATGAACGTAGTCATTGTCAACACACTTGAGCTTATATGACATATCATCATACAGTTTCATATAGCCAATACCATTTCCAAGGTCGTATAGTTTGAATGGTTCTACTTTGAATTTGAGTCCTGTTTCGTCTGAATATCGCCGCACATATTTTTCAATGCAACTTAAATATCCATTATCGAGAACCACGATTTCATCATTTGAGAAGAATACAATATCTTCTTCCGGTATCTCAGCCAATAGAAAAGCAACAATACCACACATTAAAAACTTCTCATATGTAGTCTGGCGATTTGGGTTACATTCTCCAAAAATTCTCTGCCGGACGTATTTACTCTCAATGATACATTCATCATCTGTAAATTTTCTGATATACTCTTCCCAGGTTGTCGCACCATCGAAAATAGACGGATCATAATGATATAATGATGTAAAATTAGCCTGTTTCATATCAATACTGATAAAGCGTTTTCCACTGAATGTCGGCTTATAAATGGTCTTTGAAGGTAAAGAATATCCCTTGATAATTTCTCCAACTTCTCTCATATCCATTTCATTAAACCGCTGATACCCGGCTGTGGCTTTAATTGCAGCAATGATGTCATTTTTTACCTTGTTGTAAAATTCATAGTATTCCTGCTCAGACTTAAATTTTTCAATAGATGCAAGGAACTTCTGATATTTGCTGGCAGATCCATACTGTTTCTCTAACAGTTTAATTCTATCTGTGAAGTATGGCTCTGCATACAAATTGATTGGAATGCCGCAATTTTTGCAGAAACGATACTTTAATTCATTTGTAATATTCATTTCGTTCTCCTATTCTAACTCTTCAATAATCTGGTCAAACTGTTCAATGGCATCAGTTGGAATATCACTCTCATAAAAATCACGCCACTGTTGCAGTTTTTCTTTTGTGGTATAATCACCACTCCATATATTTTCTGCCAGCTTATCAATTCTTTCATTTGCAATGTCAGATACGATCTGTGCGATTTCATACGGCACAATAACAGGTTTTCCACCCATTTGTTTTACATGATCATAGTCAGCCTGGCTACTTACCGGAATTGCGTTAGCATTTTCTTCGTCAAACTCATTGATAAACATTTCGCTGATTTTTCTTACATTGCTGTCCCATGTCTTAAAACGAAGATAACTAATATCTGAGAAAGTACCAGATTTTGCAATTTCCACAATCTCTTTGATGTCAAGAGAACCGGAGTTTAATGCTTCGGTAATCATATCTGCTGTGACTTTGCTCATATCCCAGCTATTGCAGCTTTTACGATCACGTTCAAGAGTAATATATTTCGGCTTAAAATTATACCCGAAGTGCATTCCACTTTTACATTCGATAGCAAGCCCATTTACAAAGACTTTACCCTGCATATCTTCATCTGTAAAAATACTGCCGTATGTGGTTTCAATCTTTTTGTGGGATTCTCCGCCCGGCATATCCAGCCATACATCAAAAAGTTCTTCGTATTCCTCGTGACTTACATTTTCAACTTCGATTACTAATCCTTCATTATCTGTGGCATGATCGTAGATTTTAAAAGTCAGTACCTTTGTATTGAATGTCTTTGACTGCTCAAAGTCGGAAATCCAGATTTCATTTTTGCCGTTATTGTACACAGTGAATGTTTTTCCAATTCTGTTTAATACAAGTGCTGCAATTTTATATCCTTCACCAAACTGTCCCACTGTATCGGAATCATTTGTTTTGGTACTGCATCCTAACAATAATGTCTCGATTTCCAGAATTGATTTTGAACTACTTAATTGCAGAGTATTTTCTGATTCATCGTAGGAAATATCGAAAACATTCGCCGGATCAAGAGTTTGTTGGTCAGTTCCATTCTGGATAAGTTCTCTTATTGCATCACAGAAATCCCAATCTGAAACATAATTTGGTGTTATTGTCAGTTCTATTGTTTTATCGTGCTTCATTTATTTCTCCCTTCTCTGACTATTTTTCTGGCATATTGAAGCAACCAGATTTTCTATATATTCCATTTTTATATACAAATTTTTCATATTCCTTTTGAATGTCATCAAGGATTTCCAATGCCCTCTTTTCAGTTGCATAAACACCTAATGTACCTGCTCCAGTATGAATTTCATACCCATCTTTATATTCTTCAACAACAATAGGTTTTCCAGTTATGTCTATCAGCATTCTTCTGTCTTGTGTTCTGATACGCATTTTTTCGCCTTTCTAGCTTTGTATGCTTTATTTAACTGCCTTTCCAGAGCTTTTCTTTCAAGTAGGTTTTTGCAATGTTTTATCTGCTTCTTGAGTTTTGAAATATCCATACACTCAATTTCTTTTCTGTCAAATTTTATTGTAAGTTCTGACACTAAATCCTTCGTATCTTGTGCGGTAAAAATAATATCTCCGAGTGGAAGATTCTCTGGCATACCAATATAACCATCAAATATCTCTTTAGACTCTTCATCAATATGAATTGATGCGTCTATCAATTCAGAAACAAAATTGAACATTTCCGTATGATTCATAGCTTTTACTCTTCTGGATATTTCCTCAAATGCTTCAGTCTTATCAATATGAAGATTTCTCCCAGCTACCTTATATTCATTCGTGCTATATGCCGGAATTGGCTTATATAAAGTCTCAAGCTCTTCCATACCTACCATTTCCCTTCGTATAAATCTCCGTTGTTGTGTGCATACGCAATATTCGCAGCACAATCATTTTCCCACTGCTCAATCATTTCACTGCCGTCCATACAACCAAACAGAAAATGTGCAACATTTAAAATTCCCTCAATCTCCAAAATCTGTGGACTGATTTCTTCTACGATATTCCAACACACAACTGTTCCATCTGTATTTCCAAGAACCAACTGTGACACTTCGTTTGAGAAATCAAATACTGCATCATCTGATTCGTCATTCTTACAGGAAAGTGCCAGTATTTTATCTATGCGAACTTTAAAGGGAATTTCGTCATTCTCTACCATATCTGACACTTCTTTTCTTGTGAGTGGATGTGTCATTAAATCCATATATATTTACCTCCATCAATAAATTTGCCACCATAAGTCAAATAATTTCTTATATGCATTGCCATTTGAAAGATCACCTTTATGGTGACGCATTTTTCTGTTGGACACTTTCTTATATGTAGAATACCGTCCTTTATTTCTTCCAAGGCTTTTGTATGATTTCACGAAATATGGCTTATTCACTGTTTTGTATGGATAGTCTGCATCAACATACCAAATAGCTGGGGCGATTGTTCCAAACGAATAAAGTCTTTTAAGTTTTCTCTTGTACTTTCTGTCTCTCCGTCTTTTAGCTGCTCTCCCATCGCAATGCATATCGTTACCTCCTATAAATAGCAATCTCCTGTCTGTTCAAAATCTTCTTCAAAAGTTTTGAAACACCGATATAAAATAATAGCTGCATTTGCCTTTGAAATTCTGTCCTGAAGGAATCCAGTGTAAATGATTGTTGCACCGTATTTTTCCATTTCGTCAAGTTTCTTTGCCACCCTATCGGCAAATGTTTTCATACTTTCTCTCAACCCTCTATAAATGACACATGTTTTAGTGCTGTCCATTTTCAAGTTCTCCTTTATCTCCGATCAGTAATAATACATCGTGTACTATTTCATCATATCCGGCAATTTCCCCTGGAATTTCCTGGTATGTGATTCCTCTTTGTGTTAAAAGATCAATGAGTGGCTTTTTCATCTCATCTGATTCTTTTTCTGTCTGCTGTCTGCCAATAGGATTATATGGCTTTGTTCTGGTAAGAAGAAAATTCACATTTCTATACCCATTAAACACATCCATTACACTTGCATTGAAGTTTTCAGTAAGCAACGGATCATTGTTATAGAAAACACTTAATGGCAATGGACTGTCAGTAATGACAACATCAACCTTATTTGCACATCGGCTTATTTTAAAACTTTGTTTTCCGAAAATATATGCCTGATTATTGAATACTTCTTCGTTATTCTCCCACACCTTATCTTTGGCAAATTCTGTAACCAATTCTGCATTTATCCCAAGCATTTTTAATCTTGAGAAAATGTATGCTGCACCAGTGCTTTTGCCAGCACCAGGGACTCCAAATAAATTTACAATTAACGCACCCATATGTACCTCCATATATTTATTCTTTGATTACTTTATATTTCTGAATATCTTCACCAAACTGAATACCCAACATATTTAACTGAGCAATAGCAACATCTCTTTCAAATACCACCTGTTCATATGCAAATCCCATTGAAATCAATGTTCGTATCAGCTTTGAATACTCTTCACTCTGGTCTTTTAAAAGTTCATTCAGTTTTTCATCAAACTTCTTGTTGCTGCCTACTCCGGCTTTAATCCGTAACTCACTCAATCTACTTTTTATGAGTTTTGGACACCAATCTGGAATCTTTGAATATTTTCTTAAATCCCAGTCATCCGCCACAATCAGTTTTTCTTTTCCGTTTTCAATAACTTCTTTACAATATGCTCCTTCTTCGTGTTCCCATGAATCTGCTGTGTAGATTGGACGAACACTGCAACGGTCACAATCTAAACAGTTATCAATGATTTTCGTGTACTTGTTCATGGCAATCTCCTTTATTTTTCCTTTTAACAACTATATAACCTATGGCATATCCGTGACTTCCGGCACATAATGTTGGAGAAGCCCCCATGATCCATAAATTGTACCGGCTTGTGAACTACCAGTTGAAAGATTTCCAACCTTAACTACTTTTTTCTTCATGTTTTCTCTCCTGGTTATGTCTTTTTACAAGATATAGATAACTGTAGCCACCAGTGTTTCCGACTGATTGAGCCAGAACACACATGGCGATTGCAGCAGCGTCATATATTCGATTTCCTTGACGATATTGTTTGCCAAAATTAATTTCACCAATTCCTCCCATTAACTTTGGCTTAATATTATTCATGTTTCCTCCGAATAACTATTTTTGGTTGTCTTTGCCCCCCCATCATCGTTGAGAGAGTCGGAGATAATCCATCTATCGAATAAATTCGCTTAATAATATCTAATCCATTGATATTTAAACGACCTAATACTTTTATGGCTGGCTGTTCTTTATGAGATGTCTGCATACAGTCTATCCAGTCCTTTCTCAAAAGCACCAATTCCAGAAAAGAAACTGCTTACTTTTAAATCTTTGAAAAGATATGGCATTGCCTGATACAAATTCTTGTATATGTGATACAGAACTCCCACACAAATAGAATTTCCTGCCTGTTTGTACAGTTGCGTGTCTGACATTCCTACTGCCTTTGCCTTATCAAAATCACTGTCGGAAAAATCCATCAATCTCCAACACTCTCTTGGTGTCAGACGGCGAATACCATAATCTTCAATATTTACATCATTTTCCACAATCACTCTTTTATCCCCTCCTGCATTGATCGTTCGGATAGTGCCACAAAGCCCCCCCTTGAACGTTCTCATTCCTTCGTCACATCTTCGTTCACAAATATATCTGTTCATCTTATTCCTTTCTGGTTGGTTTCTGTATAATCACCGCATTCATTCCCTGATTGCCGAATCCCTTATAATCTCTTGCCATAAGAGTATTCGCACAGTCAGTCAAATGATCTACATGTTCTGCCTGTTTACTTACGATTGCTCCTTGACGGTATTTTTCGTCTGTACCAGATCCCACATATGACGATCTAGTGAGCCTTGCCCCCCCATGCCTGATGGTATTCGAGTAGGATTTATTCAGTTTTCCACTGGCAACCATTTCCTGTAATGCTTTTTTCTCTTTGGCTGAATCAACGTAGTATTTATCTGGCACGTTTTCTTCATCCTCAAGAATATCGTACATTGTTATGTCGCTCTCAAATCCATCCGGAAGGTCAAAATTTCCATTGTCTAATTCTTTTCTGATGATTACCAGATATAATCGTTCTCTGTTCTGTGGAATGCCAAAATCTTTAGCATTCAGCACTTTCCAGTAAGTGTTATATCCATATTCGTGAAGTTCTTCGATAAACATATCGAAAGCATTTCTGAAGGATTTTCCTACAATATTTTTTACATTCTCATATACTCCCCAAGCTGGCTTGTTTGCTCGAACAACACGCAACCATTCAACCAACAAAGAAGAACGTGTTTTATCAAGATTTTTACTACCACAGTTGGGACATTTATCTCTGACTGACCAATGAACCGTCAAAGGATTATATGTAAATGGTTTTCCATATTCATCGGTACAATCCTGACAAGTCCAGCCGATTCCTGCCTGTTTGCCAGCTATACTAAAATCTTGGCACGGCGAACCCCCACAAATCATATTGAATGGAAGCATGTTGTTTTCGTCTACCTTTGTAATATCTCCAATATTGAGTACCGGATCTACGCCATGAATGGCGCAATATGAAGTGGTGGCAAATCTATCAATCTCACAAAAATTGACTAAATTCCAACTTGGAATAATTTTTTTATCGTCATTTTCCAACTTTTTATACCTCTTTTAGCTGATTTAATATGGTAAAAGCACAATATTTAGTATTTATGTACTGTAAATTACTTAAAATATGGTGTAATTACCACAAAATCAGCACTTTCTACAATATTTTTACAATGAAAAAATTATTTAATCGTTTCTATTTGTTTTATCTTCATGTATTTATTCTTTCCTACTTTATACCATTTCTGGATTCTCTTTGAACATCTGAAGAAATCTTCTTTCATCATCTTTGTCTGTACACCACAGTTCGAGATCCTCCCCATGTTCTCCTACGAGTGCTGCAACCGCTACATATTGTGTTAAAGTAGATTTAAGGTTGTACTTATCTCCATATACAGAGGTCAGTGTTACTCCACCTTCGCACTCATTTACTACCTTCAAAAAAGTCTCGACATCTTTTATATTTTTGATTTTCATTTATTTTCCCTTTCTTCTAATTGCTATGTGACATTATTCCTGCGATTAAACCAATTGCACCAAATGCAAAATAATAATGATCTGTTGTTAATTTTACATTTATGAAAAATGGCTGTAATACATTGATACAGATACTATCTACATTGAATATTGTCAGAATCCATGCAACGATCAAACCGTCAACAATTCCATCTAACAAGATTTCACCTCATACAGCCCATTGGCTTCTTCTCTTTCAATTTCTGCTAATCTCTCTTGTGTTCCGCCAAATTCATAAGAATTACACGGTTCGTTATCTACAGACACATCTTTTCCATGATTACTGTCATTAAAACATCTTCCAAGCCATTCGCTTTTACACAACTGACAATTATGTTTATTTTGTTCTGGTGTAATATGCATCATTGTCCTCCTATCAAGCAACTCACATTATTTCAAATCTCTTTTTCCTTCAATATAAGCTGACAAGCTATTCCACAATCTTCCATGACCTCTAAATCCATACGTCCACGTTTGGGATCAAGTTCATCCAGGAACACGCCTTTGATGCAACTATGACCAATTTCTCTTTCTTGTCTTGCTCTACGCTCGAATACTTCCGGAAAATCAACTCGAATCTTGTTCCAGTAACCCATGCCACCCTTCACACATCCAATACAATTATTGTTCGGATAACCTAAGTCGTACATATATGGGCGTTTCAATCCCAGTTCTTTTGCAAGTGCATGACAATCTTCTTTTGTAAATCCATTTTCGATAAGAGGAAATTCGTGATCGTAGTCTGACATTGTTTTTACAAGCCTATCAGCTCTATTCTTTTCATTTACATCATATCCCCATACATATGTATGATGATCAAAATTCTGTATCTCCCATTGTTTTCTCACTTCCTTTTTCAGAAATTTCGTGCAAGGTGCGCCATACGGCGTATTGATACAGCGTGTCCTTTCGATAACGTCATCCACTGAAGCGTATCTATCGGATTGCAATATTGTTATTTTTCGTCCTAACAACTTTTCGCAATCATGTAAAAATCTCAAGCTATCAGGATGTTGATTTGGAACGTGAGTATAAATAATCTCGTCCACATCCTTTGCAAGATAACAGGCAATGAAACTTGAAATGCCTGTACTGAACCAACATATTTTCAAATTATCCACCTAGCGAAATGCCAGTGGATATTCACCTATTTGAAAATAACTTTCATTTTAACACTTGAAAAATCGGTGGTTGTCGTGTTTTGAATGTTGTGATTGAAAGAGTTTCTTCCTATTTATATATAGAACATAAATGAAAGGACGAAAATACAGTGGATTTTATAGAATCAGATAAAAGTTGTTTTTTATCCTACTTCATGCTCTTTTAACCATTTCTTAAATGCTTCTATGTCCGGCTTCCAGAAATAACAATCTTCTGGTTTGCCGAAATCAACACATGTAACTTTTCCCTCAATGATGCCATCTCCGTGATGTGAGCAGTTTTCACAACATTTTTTAAATCTGCATCTTGATTCAGTTGTTGGATAGCGTTCTAAGAGATAGTCCAATTTATTCAAATCCCTGTTTATCTCTTCAACTCTCCGCTTTATAATGTTTTGTTGCTGATCCAAAGTTCTTTTATGTAACTGCAAAACTTCATATTCTCTTGCTTCTTTTTCATCCAGAAATATTGAATTGCCAAGCTCGACCAGCTTATGAGAATTATTTGTTTTAAATCCCCATACTCTTACATTTCCGAAAAATTCAACATTTCTAATTTTATAAGCTGTAACTCCCTGTCGTGGAAAAATATGAAATGCATCCATTCCAACAATTTCTTCGAGTGAATTTATATTATGTTTCTGTAAGTATTCACAGACTTTTTCATATCCACTACCAAGCTGGATCATCTTTCCCTCCTTATAGATTGAGTTCTTCCAGTAATGGCAGAATCTTATCTTCCATTTCTGGGAATAATTTATATAATGTCTGCCGGGCTGTCATAGGCTTATCTGGTTTTGTAAACCTACTGCACTCCCAGTCAATAATCATCTGTATATAATCAGCTCTTGTTCTGGCTCTTATCGGATGATGACGGGAATGTTTTCTGTGGAATTTAGAGACTTTTTTCTCCTGGCTTTTTGAAGTCACCAAATACATAAAAATTTTATCGAGGTCGTGAAAAAATCCTCGAACAGTATTGTGACCAAGCAACTTTTTCTCCATTTCCAGAAATGCCCGTTTATGTTTCATCGTATATTTGATATGGTCTTTATTCATTATCCGGTGTTTCCTTCTTCATTCCTATAACCAGTAATGCGTTCTCGATAGATGATTTAACATCATTCAAATCCAACATTGACCGTCTGAGATTTTCAGTTAAATCCAAACTAGAATCCAACCAAGCAACAAGAAATTCTGATAAACCTGTGGCAGAATATCCTTCTACCTCAATATCACTGTCGATATTCAGTGCCGCATGACTATTCTTCAGTGGATGAAGTAATCCATCATATCCAACAATGATTTTATCTCCGGCTTTAATCTCCAGTGTGCTTCTTTCGCTTTTGTATTCTCTGTCACCATTTGCGACTAAAATACTCCCTCTTAAAACTTTTAATTCCTGTTCCATATTACTCCTAATCTGATATGCCAATCTCGTCCAAAAGAAATGTAATTTCAGCTATAAAGTTTTCTGGTGTAATCTCATAGGTTTCAAGCATTTCATCGAGTATTTCAGCTATAAAGTTTTC